AGCGACCAATCAGATTTAGTTATTTATGCTTAAAAGAAATCTGCAAAAAGTTAGGTTTAAAGCTAAACGAATTAAATCAGTTAGGATCGGAGATAGACCACATCGGAGTTATCGCTTACTTTGGTTTAAAGTACGGAGCTAAGAAGATTGGAGAGAAGTTTACTTATAAAATCGCTGACATTGAAGAGTGGTTAGATAACGAAGATTTCTCTAAGATTAACGAGATATTCGAAGCGTTCCAACTTGACCAACCTCAAGGCGAGGGAAAGTAGTTGAGGGAGAGGAGATAGATTCTGAGGAAGGAGATATTGACTGGGATAAATTAGAACAAATCGGTTTAGGGATGTTGGGGTTAGGTTATGATGAATTGTATAGTTTAACCCCACGTTCTTTTAATAATCGCTTAGAGGGCTTTAAAATGCACCAGGAACAGATGTCACAGAACCAATGGGAACAAACTCGAATTATATTGTTAGGTTGTTTGTCGCCACACTCAAAAAAGAATCTAAAGCCACAAGAGATATTACCTCTTCCTTGGGATAGTAAGAATAAGCCTAAAAAAGAAATAGCTTCAAAAGAACACATACAAAAGGTTCTAGAGAAATACAATAAATCTAAATTTAATAAGATATAAAATGGGTGTATCAGTAAAGACCATCTCGATAATTGTAGCAGCTAACATTAAAGGGTTAGAAAAGGGGATGGGTAAAGCTAACAAGAGTTTAGCTAAATTCGCTTCGGGTGCAGCTCGTATGGGTTCTTTACTTACTTTTAGTGTTACAGGACCTCTAGCCGCTTTAGGTAAATCCGCTATGGACACATTCGTTCAGTTTGAAAGCGGTATGAGTAAGGTCGGTGTAGTTACAAACGCTACTACTGAGGAACTTAAAATGCTTACATCAGAAGCAAAGCGATTAGGTGCTACAACTGAATTTTCTGCAACTCAAGTCGCTGCATTACAACTTACTTTAGGTCGTAAAGGTTTTGATCCTGAAGCTATCAAAAATATGGAGCAATCCGTATTAGATTTATCTTTAGCTACAGGTGAAGATTTAACCTTAGCCGCTGATGTAGTAGGTGCTTCGATAAGAGCTTTTGGTAAAGATTCGTCTGATGCTGCATCGGTAGCAAACACACTAGCTTTAGCTTCAGCAAACTCTTCTATAAAATTAAGCACATTTAGTACAGCATTTGCTAACGCAGGTGCTTCTGCCAGTGCAGTAGGAGTAGATTTAGAGGAGTTGTCTGCTATGATGGGTGTTCTTATGGATAGCGGTATTAAAGCATCCAAAGCAGGTACAGGTCTTAACTCTTTATTTATTACCCTAAAAGAAAAAGGTATTAGTTTATCTGACACTTTAGATATGTTATCTGAAGGTCAAATGGGCTTAGATAGAGCAACAGCAATAGTAGGTAAAAACTTCAGTAAACAACTACTAATACTATCTAAGAATAGAGATAAGACAAAAGAACTTACAGAGGAGTATAAAACCAATTCATCTGCCCTTAAAGAAATGGCAGATAAAAGATCTCAAACTGCTGCTGCTAAACTAGCTAAATTAAGTTCGGCTCTTGAAACATTAAGAATAGAATTTGGTGCTATACTTTCTGAAGCTATCCTTCCTATTGTAAAAAAGTTAACAGAATTAACTCAAAAATTTACAAGTTTAGATGATGAAACTAAAAAAACTATAATAACCGTAGCGGGTATTGCAGCCGCTATAGGTCCTCTTTTACTGATAGTAGCAGGAGCAACATCAGCTTTTGGATTTTTATCTAGTGCTATTGCGTTTTTAGTAAGCCCTATTGGGTTAGCTATTGCTGCTTTAGTGGTATTACCTATTGCTTTAAAATATATAATAGATAATTGGGAAGCATTTGCTGAGAGATTAGGTGATTGGAGTTGGTGGCGAAACGCTATTATACAAGTTCTTCAATGGACATTAAAATACAATCCTTTTAGTGTAATATTAAAAGGCGCTCAAGGCTTATACGATTTTTTAGGTATAGAAGCCGAAGTATATAACCCATTTGATGAGTTAGCAGAAAGTCTTGAAGATTTAAAAGTAGAAACAAAAGATTACGAACACGAGTTTGGTAACGTGATGGATTCCATTAAAGATGGAATGAAAAACCTTAACATAGAGTTACCTAACATATTTGGAAATACAGGTGGCGGTGGTAGTCAAAAAAAGAAAAAAAAGGAAGAAAAACAACAATTTGTTAAATCACCTTTTGATTTTAGCGAAGAATACGAACAATATTTAATACAATTAGAAGCGGCTAGAGTAAAGACTCAAGAGTGGTCTAACGCAATGAATCAATTTGGGCTAAGTATAGCTACAAGTTTTGCTGATTCATTTGCAAGTGTACTTGTAAGTGGTGGTAATTTATTAGAAGGTTTAGGTCAAATTTTCGTAGATTTAGGTAAGCAAATTGCTGCTATGGTAATTAAAGCTGCTGTACTAGCTGCCCTATTAAGTATTACAGGCTTAGGTGGTACAGCGATGGCTTCAGGAGGTATATTCTCTAAAGGGGCAGGATTTAGTAATATATTACAAGGAATGATGGGTGGAGCGTTTGCTGATGGTGGTAGTCCACCTGTAGGTAAGATGAGTCTAGTAGGTGAAAGAGGACCTGAACTATTCGTACCAGGTTCAAGCGGAACGATTATACCTAACCACGCTTTAGGTGGTGGTGGTACGGTTATACCTGATGTGCGAATAACAGGTGATGATTTATTGATAGTGTTTGATAGAGCTAACAGAAGAAAAGAAAGAAGGTAGTTTATGGCAACTTATGGTAAGTTAAGAGAAACAAGAATATTAGGTCAAGCAAGTACGACTTGGCACGTTCAACTTTGGAAGAAAAATTACACGGGTGACCCTATTTCTATGGATTTACAAGGCGAAGGTTTTGAAGTCAAATGGAACGGACAAGGTGCTACTAGAGATAGAAGGTTTGTAGAGTCTGAGTGTATAATTAATTTCTATGTCCAAAACGCAACAGACGAAGCCCTTTTATACGATATATACGAAAAAGGAGATCGAGAATATTATGTTAGAGTATATAAAAACTCAATATCAAGAGCTAATATTTGGTGGTTTGGATGGGTAAATCCTTCTTTTTCTACTATTGAAAACGCTCCATTTCCTTACGTTTCTACTATAACATCTTCTGATTCGATTGGTAATTATTCTAAAAAAGCTGATTCTGATTTAATTAATGATGATTATAATTCTGTTTATAAGTTAAATGAGCATATCAAAGATTTTGGAGATGATATGGGGATTTATAATTACGAAGCAGACGAAGTAGAGAATGGTAGTTTCTTGGTAGATACTACAGGCTGGTCTTTTGGTTCTCCTTGGTCTTTAGATTCAGGTTTAGGTAAATTAAATTTTACAGGGAGTACTGCTAATTACTTAAATTCATCAAGTGGTGGTATTAGTGTAACAGCAAGTGAAGATATTTCTATATCATTTACAATTCAAGACTTAGGAGAAAATGAATCTTTTTCTTTATCTTTTAGAAATCAAAGTTTACAATTTTTACTAGGCACATCTCAATCAACTTATGAATTTTACTCTAATGGTAATTATGTTATCAAAGGAACATCTTTAGTTAATGCGAATCAATTAAGAATTAACTCAACTCCTATATCAGGTTCTATTAACTTTAGTTTAACTGACATTTCTTTAGTTAAAACTTTAGTAACTGATTCAGCACCTTGCCCAACAAGCAATAATTGGTTTAGAAATTCTATTGATTGGTATAAGTCTGGTGATGCTTCTCAATATAATGTTGCAGACCCTTTTTTTTTATATAAAACAGCAAAAAGTCCTTTTAGAAAAGACCAAGAAAAATTTCCTTCAAAATATTTAAAATACGATGTACTTGATGGTTCTTTAAAGGTTTTTAATACTGTTTGTATGTTATCTAATGGGGCATATAATTTTGTTCAACCTAATAAATATCAAAGCAATTCTAATGGACAATTACCATTTTGGAGTTACAAGGAAGGTGGTTTAGAGAACGCAGGTACACCTAATACTATTGATAATTTAATAACTTTAGATGGCAGTATAAGTGCAAATAAAGGGGCAGTTATGGCGGGTTCTTCTATCGTGTACGAACCGCCATTTAAAAACGTATCAGCAACATTTTTAAATGGAGCTGCAACAATAGAAATACCACCAAATGTAGATGTAAGTAATTACACTAATATAGGTAATGTTCAACAAGACTCAAGTAATACCACAGGTTATCTTCAAGTATTATTAAATTTTGAACATAAAGAATTACTTGACGCACAAGAGGTTGCTTCTAATTTAAGTACCGATTATAATTTAGCTAACCATAGAATAAGAACAAAATGGGTTTGGCAAATAAAATTAACTGATGGAGTAAGTAATTATTACCTTACAAGATCTGGAAATGTTTTTATATGGCAACAAACAACAGAGCCTGATAATGACGATTTAGGGTGCGGTTATCTAGTAGGAAGTAACCCAAATACAGGTCAAGCGTTTCCTTCAAACGATGGTCCAACGTCATCCACGCCTTGTAGAGTAACATACAACCCTGGTGATGCTAATTACGAGGTGTATTCAAATTTATTTTATGGTCCAATAGCTCCATTGCCCCCAATAACAGGTGCAGTTTTTATTAAATTAACTGCAATAAACGAATATAAAGAATGGAAAGAAGGTCCAACTTGGGCAGGTACTAATGGTAATTGGATTACTATTCCTGAAGCAGACATAACTAGAGAAACATATTTCAGAGTAAATAGTAAAATAACTGACGTTGCATCAATAGCTATTAACGAACAGCAAGAAGGTATTAAGTATTTTGCTACAAATAATGATATAATAGCAGAAGAATTATTTGATTTTGACGACATTATAATAGGAAATACAGGTAATATTAATAACACGTCTAATAATTTACAAACTCAATTTAACGTACAATACACAAACGCTTCAGGTTTTGATTTATCAGCTATACAAGGTTTTAGGGCTAGAAATTCAGGTGGTTATTCTAATATAACTCAATTACTTTGTAATGAATTTTTATCTATACAAAAAGAACCTTTAGAAATACTTCAAGCAAACGTATTTAGTCCTGACATATCTCCTTCTTCATTTTTAAGATATGACATAAACAATAATCTATCACCTGATTATAAATATTACACTTTTTTAGGTGGTACTTATAAAGCCCAGAGTGAAACAATGAGTGGTGAGTGGTTTAAAATAAATGAATACACACCCTCAACAGAAACAGAAGAACAAATAAATCCTGTTTTTTCTCAAATATCTGTTATTGATGAAAACACAAACCTTATAAACATACTTAATTTAATTAATTTACAAGTTTCAAATGAAAACTCTTTAGGTAAAATTAATTTTGACATTCCTTCGGGTGTGAGTTTAAACAAACTTGATTTATCAAGTTCAACTACAGGAAAAGTATATAAAAATCAAAAACTAATTTTAAGACACCCTACTAGCTACGAAACTTTAGTTTTGACTGTAAGTGGAGAGCAAAATAAAGGTTCGAGTTCTATTAATGTAAATGCTATAACACCAATAACAGGGTTTCCTAAAAACTCTACTATTTCGGCTCTTAAATCCGACCTAACCAACGTAAAAGCGGAAAACGTACTTGACGTTCGGACAGCTCACTATCACGATGCTAATACAAGTGAAACTTATATACCTTTATCGGGTGCTTCTATTGCGTCTAGTAATACTCTTAGTTCGTCTGATTATCAATTAATGTTTACAGTTCCTTATAATGGTTTTGTTAAGAAAATACTTAACTATAATTCACATACAGGAAGTAGAACATCTATATTAAGATTTTATAAAGATGGAGATTCAAGCACTCGAATTGGTGATGCTTTAAGTGTTTCTTCATATACAACTACATTTGAGGTTGATTGTCCTAGTAATTGGACTTTCACTAAAGGAGATATTATATCTATATCTAGGGAAGATACATCTCAAATTCAAAATACATCGATGTCAATCGTTTTACAATATAACACACAACCACCCGCACAACCACAACCTTAAAATATGGCACTACAAGACAAGAAAAATAAGACTATATTCACTAAGACAGGTGATGGTAACGATAAGGTTGAGCCTGCTAAGATAACTGAATTAGAAACTAAGTTTACTAATGGGGATCACATACAAGATAGAGGTTCTTTTGCTCAATTAGGTATAGTTTATCTTCAGTTACAAAACGTATCGGAAGAGTTAGACGAACTTAGACGACATTTAACTGAGGATTTTTCAGGAGGTGGTGGAGGACAAGGACCACAAGGACCACAAGGTGAAAAGGGAGATACAGGCGATGCAGGTGCAGATGGTGCGAACGGAACTAATGGGGCAACAGGTTCAAGAGGACCTGCGGGTAACACGGGAGCTAGGGGTGCTGTTGGAGCAGCAGGCGGTGTGTATGGAGATACAATTAAGATATTACCTACAGATTTTATGGGTAACGATGACGCTAGTTTAGAGCGTACCGTAATCGAAGATGATGTAAGGGGTAAGTTAGGTGTTAGAGTGGCTAGTTCATCACAGGAAGTATTTGCTGCTGTAACTATACCCGAAGGCAAAAGAGTAATAGGTTATGGTGTGTACGCAAATAGTAAAGTAACAACGTACTTAAATGGAGTAAATTTAATCACAGGAGTAATGTCTGAGTTAGCAAGTGGATTCTCAAATGAGATTATAAATCCAAGAAATCCATACGATAGTACAAGTACTAATTACGTTGCTATAAAAGTTATGACTACATCTACATCACAAATAATATACGGAGCAGTAATAATTATAGCTTAAAGGTGTGGGGGAGTTAGGTTTTCGCTACCTTTTTCGCCTAGTTCTCTCACTACCTTTTTACAATTTTAAACAATCAATTAATAACAACTAATAAA